TTTGAAACCCTCATACTTGACGGTCCCGTCCAGATCCATTACCCTGAATCCAATTGCACTCGTATTACTGAGGTTCATGAAGGTATTTTTCGTATTGCTTGCCGTGGCGTTCACGAAATTCACAATCGCTCGCTGCTGTTCAATGGGTATTTGCGTCAATCCTTTTGCCGCATAAAACTTGTTTGTACTTTCGTAGAATAACTTCGCTGCCTGCGAATATACTTCCCCAGCTGTGGCGGTTGACCGGTCGAGTTCTTTCAGAATTTTCAAAAAAAGTTCATCTGCTTCTCTATCCACCTCTGTAAGCAATAAAATACGGTCAAATCCGCCGCTTTGTGCCAGTGCGACCCTTTTACCGAGTGCCCGGAGAATATCGGAATTCAGCCGGGCGATACCCTTGGAGGCTTCCTTTGCGAGATCGTCGAGGTGATAAAGAGAAAACATTTGCCTACGCTACCAATCTTGTTTCTGTCATCTATCCACAACCTTGATCCAGATTGTGCGCTCATCGGTTCTGCCTGCGCTTGTGGTAATCTTGCACGCCACTTTGTAATTGATACCAGCCGTACCGCCTGAGAGCCAAACGGTCACTTTGCCTGCATCTTCGGTTGAACTGTCAACGGTGATGCCTGTGTCGGCTGTGATAGTGATTAGCTTTTCACCTGTCTCTGAATCAACCGCGATTGTTTCGCCAGTTGCCAGCCAATCGCTTGTTGCGCCAGGCTCGCCGTGTGTCAGCGGTTTCCAGTCGAACGCATAATCTAATACTGCGGAAGGGTCTTTCAGTGGGTTTTGTAATGTCAGTGACATTTGACCTCCAATGTTCTGTTCTAAAATTCGATTGTCGCGGTTCTATTCTCATGCGGAATTGCAAATGTTCTGTTCTCAAATTCGATTGTCGCGGTTCTGCAAGCCGGTGTTGGCGTAAGAATGAACAATCCGCAAGCAGTGCCAACCAGCACATAACTCCCCACTCCGAGAGCGAATATGCGGTGCGAAGTCAGGCTTGCATCCGAGCCAGTGAGAGCATAAGAGCCAGCCTCACAAGCCATAACCAACGCGCGGTAGAAGTCGGCGTTTGTACCGGTCAGGGTGTATGAACCTGCTTCGAGTGCCATTGTGCGAGCAGAAGTCAAGCCTGCGTTTGTTCCGGTTAGCGCGTAACTACCTGCTTCGAGCGAGAGCGTGTAACTTCTGTTACCGCCGAATGTAATGTCCGTTCCAGTTAGAACGTAACTGCCAGCCTCGCAAACGAAGGTGTAATTTCGTTGAATTGCAAAACTTATGTCCGAGCCGGTAAGGGAGTACGAACCGGAAGCGCAAACGAGCGTATAGGATTTCGTATTGCCAAACGATATGTCCGTGCCGGTGTAGGTGTACGAACCAGCCCCGCAAGTCAGACTGTAATGGAATTGCGCGGTAAGCGTACAATCCGTGCCTGTGAGCGAGTACGAGCCAGTCTCACAAGCGAGCGAGTAGTTGCGTTGAATTACGAAACTTACACTTGAACCTGTGAGGGTGTAAGCGCCGGAAGCGCAAGCAAGCGTGTAATTTCGCTTGACCTCGAATGTCGTATCAGTACCAGTCAGACTGTAACTTCCAGCACCGCAAACAAGCGAGTAATTGCGTTGCAGAACAAAATCCACATCCGAGCCGGTTAGTGTGTACGAGCCTGCAGAACAAGCGAGCACATAATTCCGATTGACCGTCAAGTCGGCGTTAGTGCCAGTAAGCGCATAACTTCCAGCCTCACAGGTTAGCGTGTAATGTCGGGTGACCGTGAGGTCGGCATTCGTGCCAGTAAGCGAGTATGAGCCAGCATTGCAAGCGAGCGTCAGGTTTTGCTTTACAGTTGCTGTGAGCGTGACGTTAGTGCCAGTCAGCGAGTACGAGCCAGCGGCGCAGGAGAGGGTCAGGTTTTGACCGGACGACGCGGCGGTGACGGTAGGAGCGGGGGGCGTACCATTGAGAGTACTCCATGTTGTGCACAAGTCGGGTGTTGCAACATCATTGTAACTTATATAATATGTATCTTCATAATCAATAAATATCCACCCTACGAAATCATACGGATCCCAAACAATCCTGTACTGACCAAAAACATAATAAGGTCGTTCTTCCCATAAGTCCCCTTGTACATATGTTCCATTGACCGCCGTTATTCCAGCCCCGCTAACAATCATATCCGTCATACGCTCACCTCGTATCCTTTACCGCCCAAGCCCAACGCAAGGGCGGTTTCATATTCGCCACGATTACGCCAGGCTAAACAGTTCTGTGCCGAAGTCGAGCTTGAACGTGTCGCCCGATGCGAGCGTGACTTCCGAGCCGTAGTCGAAGAAGCAGATGAGCGGGTCGTCGGTAGCGGTGTCGTTGTAGACGGTCACATAACGGAACGGACCAACCGCGCCGCTTGCGGTCATTGTCAGGTCTGCTACAACCAGCTTGTACGTGCCGGAAGTCTGACCGGAACTCGAAACGGTCAGGGTTGTGGTGTCCACAGCCGGAGCCGCGATGCTGGTAAAATCTGCCAGCTTCACGTCAGCCGAGGCGGATGGGGCATTTGCCGCACTGGATAGCGCGACCTTGAGTGTGTCGCTTGCGAGATTGTGTTTCTTCTCTGCAAGGTCTTCTACGAAACATTGAAACTTTGTGTAAGTTGCCATTAGTTATTCCTCCGAATGGTTCTAAATTAATTGATTTTTCTGTATCCGACTATGCGGTACACTTTGTTTTGATACCTTGCCATTATCTTTCATGCATTCTCCTCGTTCTCCAATTGCGTGCTCAGTAAGTCAGTTAGCACTGGTGATTCTGATCGAATATTACCAATCGCAAGCTTAGCTTCTTCATCTGATTCACCCATAAAACGTTTACGGTATTCAGCCTTCGACCTCAACCCCTGGGCGACCTCTTCCTGCCACACTTTGCGCTCAGTATATTCGTCAACGATGTAGGAATCATCTGCGATTACCCGCACATCTTCTTCGAAGGACACACCAGGTACATGCAGGATGTTTTCACCGATCCATAACACCGCTTCTATCAGCTGTTTCAAAGCTGCTTCAATCCCGATCATTTCACGGGCCACATTGCGGACTAAGCCTTGTTTGGAGCCGGTGTATTCCGTCGCAGTCTTCACCATCCCATCTTCATCGAGTTTGTAGAATCCCTTACCAAGGCCGATCTTGAACGAGAAAATATCCAACATCCGTTGGACGCCGTCCGCATTCTCTTGGACCCGTAACTGTGGGTTGTATTCCTCAAGCAGAGATTTTTCTGACTTGAGCCGATCTCCCACATTGATAAACAGCGAATCCCCCATCATCTGGGGAGCAATGAACCGCCCCTGATCATCCTGGGTAAACAAAGTGCTGTTCATGAATACCATTTTGCGGCCCAATGTAAAGTCAACAATGAAGTTATCGAAGGCAGTATCCAAACCCTTGAGAATGTCCTCGTTGCCGTCAAGAATGCCGCACCCAAATGGACCCGCCGGGTCATAGCGGTTGTAGCCGGCTTTTCTGATTACTGAGAACCACGGAATCGGACTGCCAGTGCGAACAACGACAGGTTCACCAATTACCTTACCTTCATTATTAATTGTGAAGTAGGTAATCGTATAAAAATTACCCTCCAACAGATGCATACTCACATCGTAGTTCTTTTTCCCATCACCGATACTTTTCTCGGAGACGAATGCCACTTCTTTGATGATGCCATTGCGGTGACTAATGGGAATAATCTGATCGCCGGATAGATAATTGATACCAATGTCTTTGCCGCTCAGTAGTTGGCCACTGTCAGCAACCACCGTTCCACCCTCAATATAAGCCTCAAACGCTGCGGTCCCCGCCCAGCGGGATACCATGATCAGCTCGTTTGCGTTTCTCCGGAAGTCATTGTCTCCCAGTATTCCGCCATTGCCATCATCGCCCTGGAGCCATTCTCCGCTTGCTTTATCGTCAAGCTCAAACACAGTTAGCTCATTCAGCAACAGCGATGCCCAATCCTCGCACGCGCGTTTGAACATGTCCGTCCGATGACGTTTCATTTTCGCAGTCCGGTTGCTTACCAGGTCGACGCTCATGGTGTACTCATAGAACCCGTCAATTTCACCATTCAGCCAATCCCGCCAGGTGTTGATCTTTTCGTACATCGCACTGACAGAAATGCTTCTACCTGTCAGCTGGTTGATAACCTCTACTGTTTTTTTATGGTCCATTATCGTACTCCTATTTCGTCAATAAAGGCTTCCCAGGAGTATTCCCAGGCATCAGCCACATCAGCAACGT